CTACATAGTCCCCCACATGCTGCTCTTGCCGTTTAAAAGGCACGTAAGCGGCTCCAAACTCCTCAGCATCGCGTTTAATCTGATGATCCATGTCTACCCCTAGCTTGTTTACAATAGTCCAATAGAAACGATTCTAGGGCCGCTGTGCACGTTATGCCGTTAGCCCTAGCCGTCTTTGCAAATTGCTCCCAGACCTCACCACGAATGTAGATCGTTTTGCGTTTGTAGCCTGGTCGGGGAGCATCGTATCTTTTGCCTTTCTTTGTTAGCTTCACTCGCTAAACTCTCCATCTATGCATTGTGTGAGCCTGTCCAGCTTAATTGGTGCTCTCCAGTGCGTCTCAGTTAGCCTAACAGCGCAGTTAGCTACCAAGTACGCCTCCGCCGCTTTAAGCATGTCGCCTTCGAGCGTCTCAAGATTGTAGTAGGTAGGAACCGCCTTTTTTAGTGCTTTTTTTGCTGGCTTTTCGGCCTTCTTATCCCAGTCTGGTAACTCGTCAATCTCGCCTGTGTTGGTATCCACAAAAACTACCTCCTCTGGCTCTACTGCTACAGCTTCAACCGCTTCAGGTTTAATGTCGTGCTTTGGTGGCGCAAAATCGGCAGGCATCTCTTCCTGTGTATAAAGTCCTCCTAGTTCCTGTATAAACGCCTCACGGATTGCCAAGGACTTCGCACACTTTGACAGCATGATGCTAGGCATCTGCTTCCAAATTGACGTAGGTTTTGAGTACTCAGCCATATACGCAGTCGCTACGCTTGGGAACCGCCTATCTTTTCGGTAAACCTTAGCAGTCGAGCTAACTAGCGTCTTACCATCCCATTCAAAAGTTACCTCCATACCGTCAAAGGCAGGATGAGAGTTCGCTATGCGAAGAAAACCATTTATACCCGTCATTAGCTGCAACCGACCGCCTGCTTTAATGGCCCAGATTTCTTTGGTCACAGGGTTTAGCCCAGTCGCTTTTACCATTTCGGCAAAGAGCCTAAATTCTGGCTCGGTAAGCCCTGGCGCCACGCTGTTACGCAAAGCCGCCAACATTTTGTCGTCAAGTGTTTTTACTGTCATTTCCATTGTCATTTTCTCCTAGTGAGGCTCTGTAATTAGAGCCTGTAAATCATATCTTATGTAACACAAACTAGCCATCACCCTTGGCTATAGACATCACTTTTTTTGCGTATTGCTGACCCTCAGAGCACTTCACCCGCCCACAGTTATAGACCGTGAGAGCCTTAGCCAGATCGCCATGCTGGTCTAGCTCCTCTCTCAAAATCCTAGCCCCGCAGCGAAGGTTATAGACCGGATCCCACAAGTGATCAGCGCTTGGTAACCCACATCTGCGAGCGTTAAACGGCATCACCTGAGATAGACCCCTAGCGCCAACCGGAGAGAGCGCAGAGGGTTTAAGCCCTGACTCAACTTGCACGAGCGCTCTAAGTACGCTCCGCTTGAGTCCGTTAGCGTCAGCGGCTCGTCTTATCTCTGTCTCTATTACCGACCTATCAGCCGTAGCCTGAAGCCTGTAATAGCGCTCTAGGTGATACCTTGCAGTCCCACCTCTAGGGGTTAGCAAGTACGCAAAAGAAACTAAAACGGCGACGACAATTAAGCCGCCGCCGCCGTTCTTTGTTGTCATTTACGTGGGCTTGCAGACATCACCGGAGCCTTGGGATCGTACCCAAGAATCTCCGATTGAATCAGTACCCAGCTAGTGATGCACCCGACTACAAACGCCACATGCAAAAGCGTTGTGATCAAGCCGTGGACGGTAAACAGATCCTCTTTTACTCGATTCAGCATGATACTAGCTCCCCATAATTTCTTCAGTCGTTTTAGCTTGCGGCGCACAGTCTACAAAATAGCACTTCAGCGGGACTCGGTTATTGATGTTAGTGCGCTGCGACTCGTAGCGCTCATCGACACGGTATATACCGCCTCTAGCGCCAATCTCTAGCCCCGTACATCCACAGCCTGTTACCGTCATAACAAGCGCTACCGCTATCTGTATCAATTTTCTCATGTTGTCTTATCCTTATCCTAGTTCACAGCCTTAATTAGCTGCTAGCAAGCTACCCACCTTCGTAGATAGCCCACTAGCTACTAATCCTTACTTATTGGGTTACTGTGCCGCAGATCACGCTCCCAACGCCTAATCTGTGCCAGCACTAGCCGGATCTCTGCTAGCGCTGCATACTGCGCTTCTGCGCTAGTCGGAACCGCCAACACAGTATCGACCGATTCAGCAAGTAGCTTAATAGCTTCGTGTATAGTCTCAGGACGCCTTAGACGGGCGTTAACTTGTGCAACTATCCATTCCATATCTTGATCCATTACTCGCTAGCCTCCTCTTCAGTTTCGTATACCGTCCACTCAGTACAATCCAAATATCCAGGCATCGAGAGTCGCGCGCCATATCCGTATACTAATTGAGCGGAGATAAATTTACCCTCGATGTAGTCTGCTACATCGTCGGCACTAAACACCGATTGCAAGCCCACAACGTCTTGTGAAATCCATTGTGTGCCGTGAGTTGTCTCTACTTCTATCCAACGTCCGTACTGAATTTGCTTTTCCATGTGTCTGTCTCCTAATCAGCGTTGAACCATTTCAGCGCTTAATCCTCTCCCTTCGCAGAGAGAGAGGCTTAAACACTAGTTACTCAAACTGATATACCAGTGGTTATCATCACCTACGATGCAAGCAATTGCTTGCATCTGCGCAGCAATATCTGCGATACACTCTTCGAGCATATCGTTGTAGTAACCATCACTGGTGTTTTTAAAATCGTCGGCACTGTCATAACTACATCCACCAAGGTACGCGGATGACTCTAAGCCTTGATAGCTAACGTTTACCTCTACGCTACACCAAGCCCACACGTTGTGTTCCGATCGCTCGATGATGTCGGCTACTGTATCGGCAAGCGAATCATCAAAGTGATCGCGTGGATGGGTATCCTCAGGATGAGCGATAATTTCTATGTGTGCGTTACTCCGTTTCGTATCTTCTAGTTTTGCCATGTGTCTGTCTCCTAGTTAATGGTCTGTCTTGACCTTGTTTAATCACTCTACATTCTCTGTGTTACAGAGTCAATGGTATTATCGTATGATGTAAAAAATACTTTAGGCGTTTCATGTATTATGTGGTGAAGGTATCGTAGGTACAGCAGAGTACAGTTGAGATGGGGGTATATGCTAACTAAGAGACTGACGCCGCGACATGCACTACAGGGTAAGGGAAACCTATATACACAGGTAAGACGATTGCTAGGTATCAGCAGAGAGACACTCTCGCAGATGACAGGAATACCCGTGAGCACGCTGATATACAGGGAGCGGGTAAAAAGCCTGTACAATCTGTCAGAGGTAGTCGAACTATTCGAGCTTAGCAAGCTATCACCTGATGAATTTATGAAATTACTTAAGGATATCGCCTAGTTGCGCGCGCCAATATAGGTAGGTTACTAGTTTTGAGAAACTAATAAACTAAAGAAATCCAATGAAATCAGCAGCTTGCAGGTCTAAAGCGCCTATTACAAAATTGTTTTTGAAAATGAAAACGGAAACACGCGCACACACCTCCCCTATATATATACCCACACGTGTAAATCTCACTTTTATCATCCAAACATCGTATCTGTAATTTCTATGAGCGAAGAGAAACAAAACGAGCAGCTTGATTCTGAAGAAGTCAAAAATTTGGCGGAGCCAAAAGTAGAGCCAAACGTTGGTTTGCAAATACAGGCTATAGAAGCAGTAGAAGTGTTACCTCCTATTCTCCAGGAGAAACCTCTAACGATTAACCACGTTCGCAGCGAGGCTCTAGCTGAGCAGATTAGAGACCTAGCCAGGATGGGGCTATCAAAAGGTAACGTAGCTATTGGAGCAAAGATTACTCTTTACCTCCTAGAGAAGTACTACATTCAAGACTTCTTAGAGGGCCAGTCGATGATGCAGAAGCGGATAGCTGCATTAGCGATGCAGGCAGCAGAGGAGGGTAGTGTTCCCATGATTATGTACCTCGCTAAGACCAAACTAGGTTGGGTAGAGGTCCAGCAGATAGAGCATACTGGAGAGGTTAGGAGTGTCGTTAGTGCTACCCCTCTAACCAAGGAGGAGTTTGCTCGTAAGTATCTTCAGGATGATGAGAAAGACTAACCCCTTTTAAGGGGTTCTTGCGGAGCACTGAATGATAATAGAATTGTACCAAACGTAAGTTAGGGGTGGATTGCCGCAAGCGTATCGGTTACAGGGGGTGTTGGGTTCCAAGGGTATTAGGGGGTATGCAAAAACCCATGTCAATACCCAGTCTTTACTTGGATGGATATGCCCAACAAAAGGGTAGAAAAAAGGCTAATCTACTATAGATGCCCTATGTGTTACTGTAGCAGCCTAGCTATGATTAGTGTTCATAGGGTCTATTGGGTCTGCACAATATGCAGGCAGCGGTTCAAGATTGCACTGGCTGAGATCACAGAGCACGAGTACCAGGGATATTGGAGCATAAGGAGAAGAAATGGGGATTGAGCATAGGGAAGTCGAAGAAGGCCCAGAGATTGCTAGGTGCCTAGCGTGTGGGCATATCACTACCAGGCTAGTTGGCGGGGTCTTTTACTGTAGTAACCCCCTCTGCGACGTTCAGCAGCTCCCTAAGATTTTGGCTATTAGCGACCAGGGAGACATTTATGAGTAGAGACGGCTCTGGTATGTGGGAGTGTCCTGAGTGTGGCTGTATGCAGGAGGTTAACCCTACCGTGTTTGTCATCTGCCAGCATGGGGGAGAGCCTGACAAGTACCAGCACTGCGAGGACTGCAACTCAAAGTTCATGTCTGAGCTATATGAGCTTGAGTGGGAAGCGTTTCATAAAGCTTGCCAAAACCTTAAAAACGGCTGCTGATCTGCCTCTTTACAAAAAGCAGGAAAATGTAGCATAACACATGGAAAACATTGATGAAAATATCATATGGGCTCCGCAATCCGGTCCTCAGGAGGCTCTAGTTGCCTGCCCTATTACGCTTGTGGGCTACGGAGGCGCACGTGGTGGCGGTAAAACTGACGGGGTGCTCGGTAAGTTTGCCGTCAAACAGGAGCAGCTTGGCGTTGATTTTAACGCCATCTTCTTTCGTAAGGAATTACCCCAGGCAGATGACCTTATCGAGCGAGCAAAGCAGATTTACCTACCCCTAAACGCTCACTGGCAAGACCAGAAAAAGCAGTTCACCTTCCCTCGCGGTGGGCGCTTGCGTTTTCGTCCTCTGGCAAACGATGGAGATGCTGAAAAATACCAGGGGCAAAACCTCTCTGATTGCGCGATCGAGGAGGCTGGTAACTATGCTGACCCCTCCTGCATCTGGAAGCTTTTTGGAGCGCTCCGAGGTAGGGGAAACGGGCAAATTATCCTTACTTTTAACCCTGGCGGCGTAGGGCATCACTGGCTAAAAGAGCTATTTATCAAGCCTGCGCCAAAAGGACTAAAAATCCTCAAGAAAGAGCTGTCGAACGGCAAGCATTTTGAGTACATCTACATACCCTCTAGGGTTCACGATAACCAAATCCTCTTAAATAGAGACCCTGAATACATAGACAGACTGCACATGGTCGGCTCTCCTGAGCTGGTACGTGCATGGCTAGAAGGAGACTTTGAGATCCATGAAGGTAGTTACTTTCCTGAGTTTAGCAGTAGACATATCATCAGCCCTTTTAATATCCCTAAACATTGGCCTCGTTATCTTGGTTTCGATTGGGGTTACCGCTCTCCTTTTGCCGCTGTATGGGGTGCAGTTAGCTCTGGAAGGGATGATAAGGGTAATGAAGTCCCGTACCCTAAAGGCGCGATCATTATCTATCGTGAGCTGTGGGGAAAAGGAGTGGATAACAAAGAGCAAGCAAACCGTATCGCAAGTCTATCCGTCGGGGAGAATCCCATTGCAGTAGCAGATCCTTCAATCTTCAGCGAAGAAGGAGGCCCTAGCATAAATGACCAGTTCAATGCTGTGTTCATGCGCTACAATCACCCAAGTTTCCGTAGAGCTGACAATGAGCGCGTTTCTGGATGGTCGCAAATCAGGCAAAGACTCGTTGCTAAGCCAGCTTTGCTCTACATCTTTTCTAGCTGCCCATACCTTTTAGAAACCCTACCTTCTTTAGCTATTGATAAGCGCAACGCCGAAGATGCAGATACTAGCGGGAATGACCATGCCTGCCTCACAGGAGATACCCTTGTAGTTACCGACTCAGGAATTACGCCCATTAAGGATCTTGCCACTAGGAGGCTTTTACGAGTTTTAAGCCACGATGGAAAATTTCACGACGCTAGAGGCGCACTAACCAAAAAACAAGCGCGAGTCATAACGCTTACCTTCTCTGACAACTCAAAAGTAACCTGTACCCCTGATCATAAATTTAGACTCCCTGATGGATCCTTCAAATTAGCCTGTTTGCTGAATGTAGACGATGCGATAGACTGCGTTACGTATGAGAGTAATAGTAATTTCAGAAACGTGCCAAGAGCTCGATGGAGTTCGCTACTACCGTTGCGGGAGATACTTTTCTTCGCAAGAAAAACACGTTCGTGGCTCAAGAAGGTTACACAGAAAAGTCTGGGAATACTTCAATGGCTTAATCCCAAAAGGGATGCACATTCACCACATAGACGAAAACAAAGCCAACAATCAGATAGAAAACCTTCAGCTACTCGATTCAAAGACGCATTTGCGGCTTCACATGACAGAAGAGAGAGTTGCAACTTCTACCAAGAATTTGCTCGAAAAAGCTGTGCCTTTGGCAAAGTATTGGCACAAAAGTTTGCAGGGCAAAGAGTGGCATTCGCAACATGCTATCGAAATAGCCAAAAACATGCCCTACATCTCCAAGACTTGCAGCTTCTGCGGGAAAGAATACCAAACCAAAAAGCACATGGAGAAAAAAAGTCAGTATTGCCATCAAAATTGCAAAATGAGCGCAAGGCGAAGACGGTTAAATCCATCTCTTACGCCCAGGCCGCGCAAGATGTGTATTGCCTAATTGTTCCAAAAACCAGTACCTTCGTTCTTGCCAATGGCGTTGTGTCGCATAACTGTGATGCCCTGCGGTATCTCTGCAAAGCGCGTCTCCTAGAGGCTAAATGGGAGCAACCGCCAGAGGTACTTAATAAAGGCGTCATTAAACTTCAGGCGTACATAGAGAAGATGCGAAAACACCAGAGAAGGCCGCAGATATGAAGAAGATCAAGCCGCTCGTAGAGCGATTTTCAGCGCAATACTGGAAAAGCCAGCTCACCCTCGCAGAAGATAGACGCAAAAAATTCATCGAGTCAGCAGAAGAGTCAATCAGAGTCTATAACGCTCAAAAAGACATAAAGCTCTTTAATGATACCCAGCGCAGGCTTAACGTCTGGTGGTACTGCGTTAATACCCTTCTTCCAGCTTATTATTCCTCTACTCCAAAGGCAGAAGTTACCCTCCGCAAGCGCTCTGGTGGCGTCCTGCACGAAGTCTCTGCAACGCTCCTTGAGCGTAACGTCCAATACGAAATGGACATGTGCTTTAACTTCGATGAGGTCGGCTACTCCGCTGCTTTGCAGTTCCTCCTCACAGGGCAAGCCGTCCTTTGGGCTAGGTACACTTTTAAGCTCGAAAAAGAGAAAGAGGAGATGGGGCTAATCCTCCTCCCTGATGGCTCTCTCATAGACGGGGAAGGCGCTTCTTGGGAAGGTGATAGAAATACCCTTACCCAAGGGCCAGGAAACACTTTTATCGCCTCCGTAGAGGTAGAAAAGAAAGACGACGAGAAGGCACTGCTAGAGATCGTCCAATACAACGATTACTACTGCTCAGATGCCCGTAATGAGGCTGAAATCGAGTGGCAGGCTCGTAGGGCGTTTCTTACCCGTAATCAAGCTGAGAGCCTTTTTGGGCAGGATATAGCTGATGACCTTAGCTATGACTCTTTCCCAGAAGCAATGCGAAAGGACTATAACCGTGACAGGGAAAAGTACGAAGGCAAGGCCGAGGTCTACGAAATCTGGTGCGAGGAGGCCAATAAGGTGTTTTGGCTCCATAAAGGCTCTGAGAAAACCCTTATCCAGTCAGGCCCACCGCCAATAGAGTTTGAGAAGTTTTACCCCTGTGTTGTTATCAGGCAGAGCCAGGATCCAGATAGCATTATCCCCGTCTCAGACTTTGCCCACGTTAAAGATCAGATCCTCGAAGTTGAGCGTCTTACGACTCGTATCCACGCTGTTACTCAAGCCATCCGCACTAATTTTGCCTACGATGCCTCTATGGGAACCATCGTTGAGCAGATACTTGAAGGCGACCTAAAGGGCCTGCCTGTACCTAACTGGCCGTCCTACAAGGGGCGTGGTGGCATGGCTAACGGCATGGAGTTTGCGCCAATAGAGCCATTCGTTAACGCCCTTCAAACGCTTCAGGGAACCAGACAGGCCGCCTTGCAGCAGCTCTATGAAACGCTAAAAGTCTCTGACCTCCTTCGAGGAACCTCTGAACAGTACAAAACCGCTACCGCTAACAGGCTTGAAAACGCCTGGTCTAGCCTTGGGCTTATTGTCAGGCAGAACATGTTTACTAAGTTCATGTCTGACGCTATTGCAAACCTTGGCACGATTATTGCGGCGCAGTTTGAACCAGAGAAGATAATGAGCGTAGGAGATGCCGACCAACTCCTTACTCCGCTCCTTCCTGATATGCCGCAAGGCGAAGATCCTAGCCAGCCTCCAGTAGACCCTGCGATGCTACTTGAGAGTATGAAACAGCAGGTCATCGAGCTGCTACGAGACGACGATAGCCTTAACTATAGGATTCAGATTGCCTCTGATTCTATGGTCGCTATCGACCAAGCCCAAGACCAGAACGAGGGCGCTCAGCTCATGCAGACCGCTGGACAATTCTTTGAGCAGATGAAGAACATGATTGAGCAGTACCCTCCGCTTTTGGAGTTTTCCATAGCGCTATTCCAAAACTTCATTAAGCGCTTCAAAGGAGGCAAGGAACTTGATGGTATCTTTACTAAAGCCCTTCAGCAGGTTGGTGAAATTGCTAAAGCGAAGGAGGAAGCAGCTAAGCAACCGCCGCCGCCAGATCCAAAGATGCTTGAGATGCAAGGACGGATGCAAATAGCTCAGGTTGAGTCGCAAGCTAGGCTGCAAGCTACTCAAATGGAGATGCAAGACAAGGCAGTTAAGAATCAGTTGGCCTACCAAGACCAACAACTTAAAATGCAGCGCGACCAGCTCGAATCCCAACTTCGTGTTCAAGAGCAGCAATTCAAAGAGTACATGGAGCAGCAGCGCCTTGCTATTGACCAACAGGAAGTTCAAGTCAAAGCACAGGCCGTTCAGGTTGATATGCTTAAAGTGCAGTCCTCTGCTCAAACTGAGGCTGATAAAAATCTTATTAAGCAAGAAACTCAACAAATGGCGCATATCCTTGAGATACAACGCCTTGAGCTTGAAAACATGCGGATTAAGCTATCTGAATCAGAAAAGCTTATGGAAGAGCGCAGGTTAGCTTCTGAACAGGCATTAGAGCGAGTTAGACTGCAAATGGAGCAGGTTAATACTCCTAAGCTAATGAGCATGGGCGGTATGACTGGCCGAAAGAAGTCCGGCAAAATAATCACTGATGATAACGGTAATCCAACAGCGATTGAAATTACCGAACAACCAGAAGTAAAAGTGCAACGTATAACACTTGATGAAGAAGGCAATCCTAGCGGGATTGAGTTAGAATAATGGCAAATGCAATTTATCCAAAAGCAAAAGAGAAGTTTCTTGACGCTCTAATTGATATTCCAAGTGATACTATCAAGATAGCTTTGATAGATACTGGAACATATACCTATAATTCTGCCGATGAGTTCTGGAGTTCTGCCAGTTCTGCAATCGTAGGCACCGCAGAAACATTAGCCTCTAAGACTATCACTAGCGGCGTATTTGATGCAGCGGATGTTACCTTTACTTCGGTATCAGGAGTAAGCGTAGAGGCTCTCATCATATACAAAGATACAGGGTCAGCAGCTACATCACCTCTTATTATGTATATCGATGTAGCGGCAAGTGGCTTACCTGTAACGCCAAACGGCAATAACATTGATGTTCAATTTAATGCTTCTGGAATTTTTGCATTATGATCGTAGAAATTGTTGGTGGAACACTTAACTACATTTCAACAGGAACCGATTGGACAGCACAAGTAACAGCTAGTGATACAGCTATCAGCATTACGTTTGCTAGTAATCTTGGCACAATGGAAATGTCTTCCGGTATCAATTACGACAATCTGGCCGCATTTATTGGGCAGGTGAAAGACGATTGCATAGCTCGTGGGATTAACTGGAGCGGAAACTAAATGGCAGCAATAACCGACTTATCAGACCTGATTAACCGATTCACTGGCGGCAACAACGGGACTCCTGAAAATATATTTGTTTATAAAACTCCAAGAATTAACGGAACTGCGGTAGGAGCTACTAATGCTGCTGTTGCTGGTAAGTATGTATCATTGTGGCAATACGATGGAACGCATGGTAACGGGGCGGCTCCTGGAGCAGTAGCGGTGCCAACGAATAGCACCAATGGTGCGCTGCCTATTACCAATCCTGGTGGTTCAAGAGAAAAATGGTTAACTCAAGTTTCTGGCGCTAGTAATGTTGCGGGCGTTTTATTACTTTATGATAGGCTGCTTCATATAAGCGGATTGAGCGGAACATCTACAGCTGACCAGACGGTACAAGGTGCAAGCCCTAGCGTAGTTCTTACGCGCAATACTGGAGGCGTTGGAAATATCGTTTTTTACGAAGTGTATACTCAAGTTGGATCATCTAATCCAAGCATTACAATGACATACACTAATAGCGCAGGCACAGGAAGCCGCACCTCTTCGCAAACGATTGGAGGTACTGGATTTAGAAATGCTCAGTCAGGCTACATAATTCCATTAGCCGCTGGAGATAAGGGAGTTCAAGCGGTAGAGAAAGTAAAACTTTCCGCAACTACGGGAACAGCCGGAGACTTTGGAATAACTATTGCAAAGCCAATAGCATATATTCCTATTGGAACTGCCGGAGTAATGGGATTTAGAGATTTTAGCACTGGTTTGCCAGGGATTCCTAAAATAGATACAGATGCTTGTTTAGCGTTTTTGTTTTTATCAAACTCATCAACTGCACCGGAGCTAACCTACGGTTTAAGTTTTGTAGAAAAGTAACATGGCTCTTAGTAATTACAGTGCTTTTTACAATGCCTTGCAGGAGCAAAACTCTGTTAATGCAACAATAACAGGAGGTACTGGCACCAACACACGATTGCATGATTTATACAGAGGAGTCATAGATCCAACTACAGGCGCTGTTCCTGCAATACCATCAACAGCATCCGCATTAAGTAAATCCAATACTACAGCTCTAAATTATTATTTACCAAACTACTCTCCTGAATTGCCTTATATTGTAGGTGCAAGATCGAGCACTCAAGGCGTAATAGGTTATTACTTGATTATAGATAGGTTGTCGCATCAAGGTGGTCTTGATGGAAATAGTGCTTTAACTCAAACTACCAATCTTCCAACTGCTGCTTTAACGCGATTTACAAGCGGTGTTGGCGTAATGATAGGATTAACAATTTATTCAGCAGTTGGTAGCGCAGGAAGCACTGTTACAGCCTCGTATACTAATCAAGCAGGAACATCAGGCCGAACCACAGTTGCTCAAGTATTTGGAACAAATATAACTAATTCGGCTGCAAGACTGTTAATACTTCCCCTTGCCGCTGGAGATACTGGAGCAAGGTCTGTAGAAAGCGTTACTTTAGCATCGGGCAGCGGAACGTCAGGAAATTTTGGCGTAACATTATTTAAGATATTAGGTGCAATAGCTTTAGATACTACAAATAATAGTTTTACAAACGACATGATTACTGGAGGATTGCTTGGCGGCATCCCTGAATTGCAAGATACAAGTCATATTAGCTTACTAGGAGCATTTAACAGTACAAGTAGTGCAGGTAACGCAACTCTCTTAATAGCAGAGGGGTAAATGGCAACTAGGAGGTTTTTTGACGGGGCGCAAATTGAGATTGGCTCTTTGCCGATTGAAGGCGCTGCCGTTCAAACTATTATCCTCAACCGTTTAGAATCCACTGCTCAAACATTTAATCCTACCGTAATCAGGCAAGCATCAAGTGTAATAACTCTTGATAGGCTTGAATCCACAGCGCAGATATTTCTGCCTACAGTTACCAGGCAAACTTCTAATGTAATTAGTCTTAATAGGCTTGAATCCACCGCACAAATCTTTCTTCCTACCGTAGTTCAAGCAGGTGGCGTTCAAACAATTACGCTTAACCTGCTGGCTTCTACAGCACAAATATTTTTGCCTACCATTACACTAACTTCTGGTGTTGTTGATACATCTGACATTCTCAACAGATATAGGCGCAAACGGTCAGAATCCAAAGAAGAGGAAGAAATTGCCGCACAGCTACTCAAAGCTAGGCAAAAACGGCCGCAAGTAGAGCAAAAGTCCAGAAAATTACGCAACTGGAAAAAGTTAATCTACGAGGCTATATATGGCGCAGATACATTAGAAGAACTAGAGGCTATTGATACACCGCCGGTTCCAGTAGATTCTCCAGAAGTAGTAGCAGCTATACTAGCTGAGATAGAGGAGCAAAAGGCCCTACGTAAAGCTGAAATTAAGCTAAAGATGGAAGAAGCATCTTTACGGGCCGTCCAGCTAGAATCTCAAATATCTGCAAAAATTGACGAGCAAAAACGCGCAGTTCAGGCTATAAAGGAATTACAGCAAGAAGTCATGGCCCGTCATGCCATAGCAGTAGAGGCGGCAAGGCAGTTGGAAATGCAAGCATTCCTGCAACTGCAAGAGGCCGAACGTAAAGCGGAAGAGTTTACCCGCAAGCGAAATAACCGTATAAAGCGACTAAAGGCGCTAATGTGGTTAGCTAAAATAGATTTATGAGCAATAAATTATTTCAATATTGTCCGATTCAAAAAAAAGTAGTTCCAATAGAAAAAGTGCAGCGCACTTCAAATGCTCGTGACCTGTTTATACAAGACGAGATGGAGCCAGTGCGTAATCCACTTAATCCAAAGGAAATCTATACAAGTAAATCAAAGCTCAGGGCAGCTTATAGGGCTGCTGGAGCTGTAGAAGTAGGAGACGCCTTTGATAGAGGCTATGCCCCAGAGAAGAACCTTGAGCGGTCTGAGAAGGCTTTGCTCAATAAACTAATGGATAGCGTACGAGAGAGACTAAACAAATGAGCGATGAAGATCTGAACGTATCAGAGACAGAAATAGTAGCGGAGCGCTCAGCGCCAGAGAGTATTAGCATACGCGATGCACTGAAGAAAAATCTCGGCCCAGATGAA